ATGTCCAGTTAAACGCTACTACCACTAGGACATCAGCCCCATCTGTCCTATAGGACACATAAGTCCCATCCCAAAAGTTTCACCCAGCGCCCCCAGATCAACGCTCAATCGATCTCCGGCCGCCGCATCAAACTCGGTAGCGAAAACGCGCCACTTTTTGTGACACAAACGTCAGTGGTCTATCCGGCCAAAATAGCAGGATAAATGGCCGGATAGCTTCTACGGCATTGGTGCCAAAGATCCCAAAAGCATCTTCCGCAATACTTCCGTACAAGTAGTGCCTTTTCTATCCAGCGAAATTAGTGCTGGACAAATGTACAGCTGGCTGGCATACTCTTAGCTATCGATTAAGGAGTGCCCCGCTGTGTCGGGGCTGTGGTTTGTTTTAGTCGGTCGGTCTGGCAGACGCACTGCCTGGTTACTTCTTGGGAGGTTACCCCATGGCGACAGAAAATGCAGCTTCCGCTGCGGAAATAGACGATATCGTTGGCATCAGTGAGGCTTTGGCCGGCTTAGAGCCAGTCAAGACCGAGCCCAACGACAAGCTCATTGACAACGACGAGACGGAATCTTCCGAAAGTGAAGATCCGAACGAAGATGACGCCGAGGAGAAGGACGAGGAGAAATCTGACCCCGACTCCGAGGAAAAGGAAGACGACGAAGAGTCCGAGGACGAAGACGAGACGCCAGGTCAGGAAAAGGTCCAGAAACGGATCGATAAACTGACTGCCAAGCGCAAGGAGGCCGAAGAAAAGGCCGCCGCGCTTTCCACCGACTACGAGCAGGCCAAAACCCGGCTCGCCGAGCTGGAAGCCCAAGTCAACGAGTCCGCTCGCCCCGTCCTGCAGCCAACCGCGGAGAACCCGCTGGCCGATGTGGACACCGACGACGCCTTGGACGCCAAGATCAAATCCGCGCAGGAAGTGCGCCGATGGGCTCTTCGCAATACGGACGGCGCCACGGTCAAACGCCCAGACGGCACCGAGGTCTACGTGGACAGCGATGAGGTAAAGAACTACCTCCTCAAAGCAGACGACGTTCTCACCGTCCACGCTCCCGCCCGCAAACAGTGGCTCGCCCAGCGCGCCCCGGCGGTTGAGGCCGCCAAATCCGTCTTCCCCGACATCTTCAAAAAGGGATCGCCCATGAACCAAGCCTTCCAGGCCACGGTCAAGCAGGCGCCCGAGCTACTGAAGTTGCCCCAAGCTGAATACTGGGTCGGCCTTGCCCTCTACGGCGAACAGCAGCTCATGTCCCGCCAGCAAGCCGACGCCGCCAAGGCCAAGGCCGCTGACAAAATCTCGTCGAAAAAGTCAGAAGCCAAATCCGTCCCAACTCCCGCAGGTCCGGTTAGTTCGCAGAAATCTGCCACCAAAGACAAAGGCGGCAAACAAGCCGCCGCCCGGCTCTTTGAGCGCGGTGATCGAGATGCTCTCGAGAACTTCGCCATGAGCCTGATCAGTTAACAACCAACCTAACCTAAGGAGATACTATTATGGCGGGAACAATTTTCCCTAATTTCAGCGGTCTTCGCGAAGATCTGTCCGATGTCATTTCGGTCGTCGATGCGAAAAACACGCCGTTCATCTCGACTGCCCGCAAAGGCAGCGACATCACCAACGCTAACGTCTACAGCTTTCAAGCTGACAAATACAACGACCCGTCCTTCGACGGCGTGTTGAGCAACGCGGACGTTTCCACGTTCGACGACCCCAGCAAAAACCGCGCCCTCTTGAGCGCCCGTGCGCAGAAGTATCGCCGCACCGTCCTCGTGGATGACTTCGCCCAGAACGCCAGCGACGTTGCCGGTATCGGCCGCAAGAAATTGCTCGCCGATGGCATCGCCAAGGCGATGGTCGAAATCAAGCGCGACATGGAGTCGAGCTTCTGCTCGGGCCGCGAGTCGCAAGCTCAGGCCGGTACCAACCCCTATCGTACCCGTGGATTGTTTTCCTGGGTCGCCAACGCCGCGCAAAGTGATTTGCCGGTGCCTACGGATTACCGCACCCCGTCCGCCAGCATCAACACCTCGGCGGTTGGCTCGGTCACCGAAGCTGACGTGCAGACGCTCCTCCAGAGCATCTACTCCCAGTCCGGTCAAGTGGACGAGATGGTGTTGCTTTGCGGGCCATCCCTAAAGCGCCAGTTTACGTCATTCACCCGTTTTAGCACGGGCGCCACGTCGAATGCCCTCAGCATCCGCACGTTCAACCAGTCTGCTGACAGCAAGCGTATCATCTCGGCGATTAATTTCTTCGAGGGAGACTTCGGATCGCTGCGCCTCGTCAACAGCTTGTTCCTGCGCAAGGACGCAAGCGCCACCGCTCAAGAAGGCTCCGGCCTCGTCTTGGACATGGACAAGTGCGAAGTCCGCTTCGCTCGTCGTCCCAGGATGATGGAGCTTCAAAATGAAGGTGGCGGCGAAAGAGCGCTCATTGATGCAATCGCTTCGGTCACCTGCTTGTCGCCTCAGGGCATGGGCAAGTTCACTGCCAGCGTCTAATTCAACCAATAAGGAGAAAATAACATGACTGCATACGAACTGCCCGCAAACACCAAAGCCGCTACCGGCTTCACGCACCAAGTCATCGTCACGCACGAAGACCTCACCCTGACCACGGCTGACGCCGACCAGACCATCGCGCTCTTGAGCGTTGTGGCTGGCGATGTCGTCGACAAGGCTGCCTACAAGCTCGTCACCGCGTTCTCCGATGCTTCGGATGCCGCTCTGAACGACACCAAGGTGCAAGTCGGCGACGGTGGAGACACCGACCGCTTCCTTGCGGCCGCGCAGGTCAACGCCAACGACGCCAGCGAAGTGTTCTACAAAGCCAACGCGAACACCACCGCCTACGCCTACACGGCGGCCGACACGGTTGACCTCTTGGTTGAGAGCATGACCGCCAAGTCACTGAGCAACATTGATGCTGGAGAAATCCACATCTATCTCGCCGTGACCAAGCTGTCCTCGCTCTAAGTCTGTTCTAACACTCAGCCGCCGAACTGCGTATTGCGGGTCGGCGGCTGCAGTTAGGATGGCTGACGAATTTTGGCAACATATCGTCGCCGATCTGGATGACGAGCTAGCCCACCTGGTCAAAGAGGAACTCACGACCGGCTGGAACGCCAAGTCCGTCATGGCCGGCCTTGAGCAGCGGCGCATCAAAGAGGCGACCGACATGCTTGAGCACTGCGCCGTCGAAGGCGTTGGCCAGCACACCATGTCGGTCGATCCCGATGTCTACTACGCATGGGAAGCCATTGAGCCCGGCTGCTGGGCCGACAAGCAGTGGCGTGATGACTTTAAAAAGCGTCACCCTGAGACCGCCGTCCACTATACCCCGCGCCGCACAACGGTGCTTGTCCCTTAAATGATCAAAGTACCCGACCGCGAAAAGATCGCTGAAATCATCAGCGACATCGACCAGGCTGACAGCGACGGCAGCACCTACATCTCGCGGAAGTTGCGCAATTGGAACACCCGCTTTTGCATCTGGCCGGGCATGAGCGACGACGGCCGCAAGCACCAGGCCGCGCTGGGCCAACGCCCCTTTCCTTTTGAGGGTTCACTAGATAGCCGCGTGAGGCTCAGTGACACCATCGTGCGCGATCATATCGCCATGCTCACCTCAGCTTTTTTCAAAGCCAGAGTCCAGGTGCAGCCGACCGAAAGCATGGACCTCGTCAAGCGCCAAGCCGCCGAGACCGTGCTCAAGTGGCTCCTCTTCCAGCACTGCTTGGACGACCTCCGGCGCGAGGTCCAGCTCGCCGCCAACTACCGCGAGACCTACGGGCTCGCCGTCATGCAAGTCGATTGGGTGCAGACCACACGCACCGAGATCAAGACCTTCAGCTTGCAAGACGCCATGACGATGCTGGAGTCCGCCGCCCAGCAAGACCCCGAGCAAGCCGCCAACCTGCAAGCCCTCATCGAGGTCGTCCTTGACCCGGAGCAGGAAGAATTGGCTACCCAGCTCCTTGGCGAGATCGTTCCCGAGTTGGGCAAGGCCGCCAAAGTCCGCGAGCTGCGCGAGAAGGGCGTGGTCGAATGGGAGCAGCCCTACATTTTTGAGAGCCGTCCGCAGTGGACCGCCCTGGAGCCGTGGGAAGACATCATCTTCCCTGCGCAATCCTACTCTCTGCAACGTGCCGCGTTCGTTGCCCGGCGTGAATTAATCACTGAAACGGAGTTGCGCGAGCGGGCCGTTGTCGAGGGCTGGGACGAAGACTG